TCAAACCCGTCTACGCCTCAGGTGCCGCGGTCACGATTACGCTGGCCTCGCTGGCAGAGTCCAACGACTGGACGGCCGGGCGCCAGTCAAGCGAGATCGATAACACGTCGAACCTCTACGACGATCTACTCGTCTCGGGGAAGATTACGACGGGCACCACGCCGACGGTCAGCACGCAGATCAATATCTATGTGGCCGCGTGGGACGCGCAAGCGAATGCCTATCCCGACGTGATTACCGGCGCGGGGGATGCGGCGAAAACCTTCACCTCAGTGAACGTGCAGACCGGCGCGGTGAAGATTCTCAAGGCGATGCTGATTGACTCGACCAGCAATCGCACCTATTACTTCAGCAACGAATCCGTGGCGGCGCTCTTTGGGGGCATCCTGCCGCAGAAAGTGGTGTTCTTCGTCGCCCATAACACGGATGCGAACCTGAACGCGACGGGCGGCAACCACGCCATTGACATCCAGGGCGTGCAGTGGCAGGGCGTCTAAGATGTTCCTGAGACTGCCGAGCCGAGCGGGCACGCGGCCGCCCGTGATTTATGGCGTCAACAAAGATTCGTCGCTGGCGCAGGGACTCCTCTCCTGGGTGGAGCCGAACGCGAATGGCCTGATCAACGACTACGGGGAACCCACGGGCGAGACGGGCTTTGGGTCAGGGGGCACGGCGACGATTCTGCCCAATCCCTTCGTGGGCGGATCGAGCTTCTATGCCACGGGCGGATCGGCGCTGGTGCTCGTCGGTGGCGGCACGGGTGATGTGACGAAGGTGAGCACCTGGACACAGCGCCTCGTGTTTACGGTGATGAACTATCCCGGTGCGTTTACGGCGCTCTTGGATGATCCCGGCCGCACCAATAGCGCGTTCCTGAATAGCAGCGGGATCGTGACGTTTTCGGGGTTTCAGTTGACCACGGTGAATATCGCCACGGCCCTCAATCCGCTGACGGCGGGGACGCGCTGGGATATTGTGCTGCGTGGGCAGAGTAATGGCGGCGCCGTGAGCACGTCCTATGACGGCTGGCTCAATGGCGTGCTGATGGGCACGGGTGCGCCGGGTGGCGGATCCACGTGGGACTTCTCCGGGGTGATTACGACCGCCTTCGGATCGAATCCATCCGGTGGCGGCTCCGTGCCGGATTGCTTCTATGAATGTATTCAGCAGTGGACGCGCAAGCTGACCGACGAGGAAGTCTTCCGGCTGTATAACCCTCCGACGCGCTGGGATCTGTATTGGACGCCCAGTAATCGCACGTTCTTCCATGTGCCCGCAGTCACGACGGGCAAAACGTTCTTTCTGATCCCGAACTAACGTGGCCTTCGATCCCCACGTTGATCTGGCCGTCAGTGCAATAGCGGTCGCGCCCTCCCCGGCACTCTCCGGCACGACGTTTACGGTCACGGCGGGACAGGGCGCCCGCTTCCCGAATCCCGGCACGCAAGGCTATGACCTCGTGGCATGGGCGCTCGGCACGATGCCCGATCCCACGAATGCCGAGATTCTGCGGGTCACGGGCCTCACGGGGGATGTGTTCACGGTGGCGGCGCGGCCCTATGCGGTCACGAATAACGGGAACCGGGCGATCCTCGTGGGCGATCTGGTGGCGTTGGCGATTACCGCCAATCTGCTGCAAGACATTGAAGCCGCCCTGCCAGGGCCCACTGGCCCAACCGGCAGCACGGGGCATACCGGGGTCACGGGCCCCAGTGGTCCCACGGGTCCGACCGGCGCCCAGGGGACCGCTGCGCAACTGACGGGCCCGACCGGTCCAACAGGCGCGACTGGTCCGCAGGGGACGGCGGCGCAACTCACGGGCCCGACCGGTCCCACAGGTCCCACGGGCGCTCAAGGGACCGCTGCTCAACTCACCGGCCCCACCGGGGCCACAGGCCCCACAGGGGCGCAAGGGACGGCGATTACGGGACCCACCGGCCCCACGGGGGTGACCGGCCCGACGGGCGCTCAAGGGACGGCTGCACAACTCACTGGGCCCACCGGTCCGACGGGACCCACCGGTGCTCAGGGCACAGCCGCGCAACTGACTGGTCCCACCGGTCCGACGGGCCCGACGGGGATTACCGGCCCCACGGGCATCACCGGTCCTACTGGCGCACAGGGCACCGCGGCGCAACTCACCGGCCCGACCGGCCCAACTGGATTGACTGGTCCCACGGGTCCGACCGGCTCGCAAGGCGACAAGGGTGGCCTGCGCTACAACTTCAGCACCAGCACGGGTGACAGCGATCCGGGGAGCGGGAACTTCCGCTACAACAGCCCGACGCTCGCCAACATCACGAAGATCTGGATGGATGACCTCGACGCCTCTGGCAACAGCGTCGGTGTGGTCTTCCAGTCGGCGCAGAGCAATCCGGGGTATGTGTTCATCAAGTCGAACGACAACACGGATACGACGGTCAACGTGTTCATCGTCTCGACCGAAGTCGCACGGACTGGCTACCAAGAGATTCAGTGCGTCTACGAGGCCGGCGCCGCGCTGCCGTCGAACGCCGAAGCGTGCGTGTTCAACTTTGCCCGCAATGGGGGCACGGGGTTCACAGGGCCGACTGGCATTACGGGTCCGACTGGGATTACTGGGCCGTCTGGACCCACCGGGGCGACGGGACCCACTGGTTCACAAGGCACGGCGGCGCAACTGACGGGGCCGACCGGCCCAACTGGACCCACGGGTCCGACAGGCCCGCAAGGCACCGCCGCGCAGTTGACTGGACCGACTGGGCCGACGGGCATCACCGGACCAACCGGGCCGTCAGGTCCCACCGGACCGACGGGTCCGACCGGCCCAACTGGTTCAACGGGTGCCGGCTTCAATCCGGCGATCCCGAGGATTTTCACGCAGGGCTCGACACAGACGCCGATCCCTGATGTGAGCACGACGGATCTCTACATCCTCTCGACGCTGGCCATCACCGCCGTCATGGGGGCCCCGGTGGGCTCGCCCACGGCTGGCCAGTGGCTCGAGATGCTGATTCTCTGCACCGGCACGCAGAAAGGCATTACGTGGAGCACCTCGGCTGGTGGATACTTAGCCAACACGTTGGGCGTGACGTTGCCGGCGGTGACGACCACCAATCAGACGATTGGGCTGTCCTTCCGGTATGTGACGGCGAACTCGATTAACAAGTGGCTGCTCTTGTCAAAGGGTGTGGGCTAATGCGCGTCTCGGTGGTGATGATTTGCAAGAACGAAGAGGCGGTGCTGGCCCGCTGTCTGGAGTCGGTGAAAGAAGCCGACGAGATTATCATTTGCGATACAGGCTCCACGGATCGCACCATCGAGATTGCGCAGCAGTTCACGGACAAGGTCTTCACGGATTACGTCTGGGAGGACAACTTCGCCAAGGCGCGGAACCATGCGCTCAGCAAGGCCACGGGCGACTGGGTGCTCTCGATTGACGCCGATGAATACCTGACCTGTCCCTTCAGCGCGGTGCGCGAAGCGGTGGCGAAGGGGTTTATGGCGGTCAACGTCAAGATGACGGCCGAATCTGGCCCGCCGTCCCACTTCTGGTTCCCCCGGCTCTTTCTGCGCTCCCCGAATGTCTGGTGGGAAGGCGCGATTCATAACCATATCTCCGTGATGGGCGAGGACGTGGGCGCGGTGACACTGACCTACGGCTATTCGCCGGCCCACACCCTGGATCCCCTGCGCTCGATGCGGATTCTGGAGAAGGAAGTGGCGGATCGGCCCGATTGCATCCGCGAGCGGTTCTATTTAGGCCGGGAATACTTCTACCGGGGCCAGTATGACCAAGCCCTGGTGATGCTCGGGCGCTACGTCCAGCAGTCCCGGTTCCTCGCGGAGAAGGCCGAAGCCTTCCTGACGATGTCCCGGGTCTATTGGGCGCTGCACATGCCGGATGATGCGCGGGATGCGCTGGTGCAATGCCTGATCATCAATCCTCGCTTCAAGGAAGCGGTGCTGTTCATGGCGGAACTGGCAGGGGACGGGTCCAATAATCCCCGCTGGCAGAAGAACGCGGATCAGTGGAAGCGGATGGCGGAGACGGCGGATAACGACGGCGTGCTCTTTCTGCGCACATGAACTATCTCCTGTCGCCTCATGACGACGATTCGGCGCTCTTTGCGGCCGTGACGTGCCTACGGGAGCAGCCGACGGTGGTCGTGGTGACGGATTCCGTCGTGCAGCCGGCGCGTGGCGAGACCGGCTGTTCCGCGGAGGAACGGGCGGAAGAGACCGAGAAGGCCCATGCGGTGCTGGGTTGTCAGACGCGGCGCCTCGGCCTGCCGGACGACGGGTTGACGATGGCGGCGCTGATCGCGGCCTTCGGCACGCTGCCGGACGTGGAAACGGTGTATGCCCCGGCGCTCGAGGGCGGGCATCCCCACCATGATCTGGTCAGTCTTGCGGCGGCGGCGGTCTTCGGGACGGAGACCCTACAGTGCTATGCGACCTATCAGAAGCTCAGTCAGTATCGGGATGTCGATCTGCAGCCGGTGGGCACGACGGAAGTGGAGTGGACGCGCCCCGAGTATCAGCAGAAGCTGCAGGCGTTGATCTGTTATGAGAGCCAACTGCGGGTCAACCCGATGCACTTCCGGGCCGTCGAAGGGCGCAGCGAGTGGCTGTCTGGCTTCTCCCGGCTGCATCTCGGGTGTGGTACGCGCATCTTCCCCGGCTGGGTCAACGTGGACCGGAAAGCGCCGGCGGTGCCCAGCAGCTTCTTTACGCGCTGCGACATCGTGGCCGAACCGTTGCCGCTGGATGACGCCAGCGTCGATTATGTGTTCTCGGAGGACTTCCTCGAGCATCTGCCGCCTGAGCGTCGGGTGGCGGTGATCAACGAAGTCAACCGGGTGCTCGTGCCGGGGGGCGTCATGGAGCACTACGTGCCGAACGCCGGCAGCCGGAATGCCTACGGCTCCCCGAGTCATCTGTCCCACTGGAACGCGCAGGTCTTCGAGCATTTCGACGTGGACTCCCATCGCTGGGCGAAGGATCGGGCCTTTGAAGGCATTCAGGGCGGTTTCAAGAAGGTCAGTGCGGATCTGCTGAACTGGCAAGTCGAAGAGGACGGCGTGAAGCGGGCGCAGTCGCTGCGGGTGCGCTATCGGAAGGTCACGTGCTGAGAAAGACCTTTCTCCTGCCGCAGTTCGGGCCGCCCTTCCCGTGGACGGAGCAATATCTCGAGCACATCGGTAGCCTTGCGCCCTATGGCTGGTCGTGGAAGATTCTCACGCCGCATAGCTATACGTCGAAGAGCCCGAACGTCGAGATTGTGCCGATGACGTTCGCGCAGTTCGATGCGCGGGTGAAAGCGATCACTGGCGTGGACTCGGGCAACTTCCTTGATGCCGACTTCCTGCCGGTGAAGCTCCTGAGTGATTATTACCCAGCCTTCGGGGAGTTGTTCGCGGACCTCCTCACCGACTGTGACTACTGGAGCATCACCAACTGGGATGTGCTCTACGGCCGACTGGATCACTTCCTGCCCGACGAGACACTGGCACAGTATGACCTCTGGTCCGACGATCACCATCACGTCAACAGCCTGTGGTGCCTCTACAAGAACGAGCCGCGGATCAATGCGCTCTACCGGCTCGTCCCGCACTGGGAGGAGATGTTCCAGGTCAATGGGCGGCCGATCTTCGGGTTTGATGAGATTTATTTCGACCTGATTGTGCGGCAGCTCGCGGACGCGGGGCAGATTCGCTTCGGCCATCCGCCGTATTTCGCGGTGCATAGCTACGACCGGCTGATTCAGCATCAGCCGACGCCGAATCTCTCCTTGGCGCCGGATGGCGCGTTGATTGAGTGCTTTAACGATGACTTTGCGCCGCTGACACATTACCCCGCGTGGCGGGGCTTCTTTGGGCGGGAGATTGCCTACTTTCATTTCCTGAGCACGAAAACATGGCCCGCACTGCGACCCTATCCCGTCCGGTAACGTCGGTCTACCGGGAGATTGACGCCTGTCGGATGACGGGCAGCCGGGACCTTGTGTCCCTGCTGGACCTCGGAGAGATGGCCCTGACCGGCATCTTCCCGAAGCCGGGCGTCGAGGTGCCCAGCGGGCCGGTCGAACTGGTGTTGTGTCCTGATGGCGGCTTGGTGCAGTTGCGGCAGAGTTACGCGCCTTCGCTGATGTATGGCGAGCACTACGGCTATCGGTCTGGGTTGAACGGCTCGATGGTGCGGCACTTGGCCGGCATTGCGGCCTCGCTGGAGAAGCGGTGTCCGACGCGGGCCGGCGATGTGGTGCTGGACATTGGCAGCAATGACGGCACGCTGCTCGGGTCCTATGAGAACATGGGCCAGAAGTTTCTCGGCATGGACCCGACGGCGGCGAAGTTTGGCCGGTTCTACGCGCCGCATATCCAGCCGGTGACTGAGTTCTTTTCGGCGGCTCGGTATCGTCAGATCATGGGCGACCAATCAGCGCGCATCGTGACCTCGGTCGCCATGCTCTATGACCTTGATTGCCCACTCGAGTTCATGCAGTCGGTGTCGCGCATTCTGGCCGATGATGGCATCTGGTATACGGAACAGAGCTACCTGCCGGCCCTGCTTGACCAGTGCGCCTATGACACGATCTGCCACGAGCATCTGGAGTATTACGGCCTGACGCAGTTGCAGTGGATGGCTGACCGCGCAGACCTGCGGATCATCGAGGCCACGCAGAATGACACCAACGGCGGATCATTAGCCGTCACGTTCGCGCATCGGCAGTCTCGGCATCGCTCAGATAGCGCCAATCTTGCGCTGCTCCTGGGCGCGGAGCGTCGTCGTGGACTGGACGAGCCTGACGGCTTCGCAGCCTTCCAATCGGCCGTGGCACGGCATCGCGTCGAACTGCCGGCGCTGATTCGCTCGCTGCGAGCGGCTGGCAAGACGGTATTCGGCTACGGCGCCTCCACAAAGGGCAACGTCCTGCTGCAAGCCTGCGGCTTGACGGCTGATGACCTACCGTGCATCGCGGATGTCAATCCCGACAAGCATGGCTGCGTGACGCCTGGGACGCACATCCCGATTGTCTCGGAAGCGGAGGCGCATGCGCAGCAGCCGGATTACTTTCTGGTCCTGCCATGGCACTTCCGCGACTTCATCATCGAGCGCGAAGCGGCCTTCTTGGCGCGTGGCGGCAAGCTGATCTTCCCGCTGCCGACCATCGACGTGGTGGGCGCATGAGCCTGCAGCCCGGTCAGCCCGGAAACGACGGTTACTGGAAGAAGGGTCTAGGTCCTTGGAGCGGCAAGAAAAGGCCGCCGATGTCTCCAGAGTGGAAGGCCAAGATAGCTGCCGCTTTGGTGGGTAAATCCGGGCGCATTCCAAGTGAAGAAACAAGAAAGAAGATGAGTCTATCCGGCCGGATGAGAGCGCCAATGTCTGACGCCACGAAGGCAAAGATGAGCGCTGCTCGGATGGGTAGATCAATGAATCTAAGCAGCGAGGCGCGCCGTCTTCGCGGCCTCAACGTAAAAGGACCAAAGCATTGGAACTGGAAGGACGGAAAGACTCGCCTCAGCAGACAAATCAGGCAGATATTCGAATACCGTGAATGGCGCAAGGCTGTCTACGCGAGGGACAACCATACCTGTTTGAAGTGCGGAATCACAGGCGCGGATCTACATGCCGATCACATTTATCCATTCGCTAAAATATTAGATGAATGCAGGGTCACCTCAATCGAGGCGGCTCTCCAATGTGATCGGCTATGGGATGTTCGAAACGGAAGAACGCTTTGTGTGCCGTGTCACCGCATGACTGAGACATATGCTAAACCCGCGTAACGTCTCCTGCGCTCTGATCACGAAGGATCCCATCTATCCGCAGGTCATTGTGGACCGCGTGATGGCGGTGGGCTTCGGGGAATGTCTATTCCTGACGCACTGCGACAGCCCGCACCGGAAGCAGGACCTGTTCGCCAAGGCGCAGCACGATTATCTGTATTACCAGGATGACGACTGTCTTGCATCGATAGCGGAGTTGCTGGCCGCGGCGGAACCGAACCGCATTACTTGCGCTATGAAGCCGTCGCATCTGGCCTCCTATGCGAAGAGCCGCATTGCCCTGCTCGGGTGGGGCTCGATCTTCCCGAAGCGGACGATTCAGGTGCTCGATCAGTATCGGGCGGTCTACGGCGAGGATCACGTCTACAAGCGAGAGACGGAGCGGATCATGACGTGGCTGTCCTTCCCGCAGACGCGGCTCGACCTGCCGATTGAGGATCTGCCGTCGGCATGGGCGCCGGATCGGCTGTCGATGCAGCCGGGGCACTACGACTACATTCCACTGGTGGAACGCCGCTGCGCTGAACTCGGCCAAGAGGTGCTGCTGTAATGGGTGGCTTCCCCTTTGGCGGCGGGTATTTTGCGCTCTACGCGCAAGCGGTGGGCTCGACGCCGCCGACGCCGGGCACGTTACATCTCCTCCCGCTGATGGGGGTAGGCTAGTGCCCCGCGTCACGCTCGACAACTTCATCGGCGGGTCGAATCGGTTGCGCTCCATTCAGGCGAATCCAGATGAGACCTACAACCTCTTCCTCGAATCGACGCAACCGGGGAATGAGAAGGCGCCGATCTATCTGCAGGGCACGCCGGGGCTCTCCCCTCGGTTTGTGGCGCCGGATCAGCCGGTGCGGGGCTTATTCAGCATCAATGGACGAGCCTTCTGTGTGGCGGGCGCGACGTTCTTTGAGTTCTTTAGTGATGACACCATCGGGCCGACCTATACCGTGACGAATGACAATCAGCCGGTGTCGTGGGCCAGCAATGGCACGGCCGGGAATCAGTTGATGATTGTCTCGGGCGGGGATGGCTATATCTATAACACCGCGACGTTGGTCTTTACCCAGATCACGGATCCGGATTTTCCGGTGCCCTGCAAGATGTGCGAGTTTCTCAACGGCTACTTCCTGGCGCTCAAGGGCGGGGGATCACGGTCCTTCTCGTGGTCGAATCTGGAAGATGGCCTGATGTGGGACACGCTGGACGTGGCGGAACGCTCATCGACGGCCGACAACCTCGGGGCGCTGATTCGGTCGCACGAAGAAATCTGGATGATGGGCGGGCAGACAACCCAAGTCTATATTAACAGTGGCGCCGCCTCGAGCATCTGGGATCCGGTCGCGGGTGTGGTGCTGGAGTTTGGCGTGCTCGGGCCGTTCTCCGTGCAGCGCATGGATAACACACTGTTCTGGCTCGGCTCCAGCGTGGACGGCTTCGGCGTGGTCTATCGGGCTGATGGTTATAGCCCGAAGCGTATCTCCACATTTGGTGTTGAGCAGGCCATTCAGCAGGAAGACAATCCGACCGATGCGCGGGCGTTCACCTTTCAAATGAACGGCCATTTGTTCTATGCGCTGCTCCTGCCGCGGTCGCAATGGACGTGGCTCTATGACATCACCATGGACCGCTGGACGAAGTGGGCGACGTGGGATACGACGACCGCCGAATGGCTGCCCCATCGAGCCTGTTGCCATATTTTTGAGTTTGGGACGCACCTTGTGGGGGATCGGTTCTCTGGGGCCGTCTATGAGATGAGCATGAGCCTATTTGATGAAACCCTCGTGGCGGCGATTTAGGAGGAGCGGTGAGCAGCCCGAATCTGACGAATACAGACGCCGAACTTGACGGATCGGCCGTCGTTTACGGCGTGCCTTCGGCGACGCGGCTGCTTGAGGCGCAGAATGGCGCCTTTGGTGCGACCCGAGCGCGGTATCGCATCGACCTGGTGACGATTGCGGCGGCGAACGTCAAGCTCCTGCATTCGACGCCCTATACGCTGGTGGCCTCACAAGGCAGTGGCACGATTATCAACGTGCATCGCATCAGCTTTGCCAGCACGTTTGTCTCTGTGGCCTACACTGGCGCGAACAATCTGGAGTTCCGCTATACCGGGGCCTCTGGCGCCAAGGTCGTGGCCGACATTGCCGCGGCCACATTGAACTTTGCCAGTGGGACGAAGTATGCCCTCGTCGCCGGCGTGACGACTGAACTGACGCAGGTTGCGAACAGTCCGATTGTCGTTGTCGTGCCGACGGCGGATCCTGGGGCCGGCGATAGCATCATCAATTTCTATGTGGAATACACCGTGCTGACGGCCCCCTAATGGCGCTCTTTCCGGTGCTCACTGCGGACGGGAGCACGATATTGACGACGGAAGGCTTTGCCGCCGTGGTATCGGTGACGCCTGTCACGCCGGCTGGTCCAGGCAATGTGCTGATCACGGATTTTGTGATTACGACGGCGGCGATTCTGGACGGCACGACGGGCGCCTACCTTGACACCGCAGAACTGGTGCCGACGGACTACGGGGAGATTCTTCCCAGTGGGATTATCGGGTTGTATGACGGCGATAACACGAATGCCTTCGTGGTGTATGCGGCCGATTACAGTCTGATTGCCAGTGTCACCATCGGGGCGCCGATGTCCCTGACCAATGCGGCGATTAGCTCGGATCGGAGTCACACCTTTTATGCCGCCTATTGCAATGGCAGTGCGGCAGCAGTGGTCTCTACGATTTCTGATGCGGGCGTAGTCGGTGGCACGACGTGGACGCTGCCGAATACCTCGAAATCGCTCATGGCCGCCGCGCCGAATGCGGCGGGAACTATTCTGTATTACACCAGTTTGACGACGGGCGGCGGCGGCACGGGGTCGGTCGTCTACCGCTATGACTTGGTGAACAGTATCGCCATGTCGAACCTCGTCGCAGCGCTGACGAATTACAACTCCGTGAAGGATCTGCTGGTGCTCGATGACGATACGATCCTCGTGGGGTATCACTCCGCGACGAATGGACAACAAGAAAAAATCGTGCATTACGATACCAGCGGAGGCGTGCTGAACACGTATACGTTTGGGCTCCGCTCGGCCGTCAGTCTCAATAGGTTTAACCGGGCGGGGAGCGATGAGACCCTCATCGCTTGGATTCAGAACAATCCCGCTTCACAGCCGGTCACCTTCTACTATGTGACGGTTGCGGATGGCACCGTCACGGGAAGCTTTCCCGCGACGGAAGCGGGCTCGCAAGGGAATCCGGCATTAGAGGAAATCTCGAACTCCTGCCCGGTGCTGATTACGGCTGGCGAGACGCCGGTCGTGGGGACGACCTTCCCGATTCGTCGGCTGCGGAGGTTTGCGCTATGAGCCTCTTTGATCAGAATCAATGGCTCTATATCAGCCGGTTTGAGTTGGTAGCCCAAGCGGGCATGGGGTTGTCCACCGGGCAGGGATCCGATCCGATTGTCATGTTTCGGCTCTCACGCGATGGCGGGCAGACGTTCGGACAAGAACTCCAGATGGCGACTGGACCGATGGGCGCGTATACGGCGCGGGCGTTCCTGAATCGCCTCGGACGAGCGCGCAACCCGGTCGTGGAGATTAGCAGTTCTGATCCGACGTTCAACGCCTGGATTCTGGCGACGGCCGATGTGGAACCGGGGACCAGCTAGTGGCGAATCCGACGGCCATTCCGTCTCCCACGCAGCCGATTGCGGAAGCATCCGCTCGGGTGACGCGCCCATGGTATCTCTGGTTCCAATCGCTCTCCACGAGAAGCGGCAGCGGGGGCAGTGGTTCGACGGGCCCGACCGGTGCGCGGGGCGCGACGGGCCCGAGTGGGCCGACGGGCGTCACCGGTCCGACCGGTCCGACGGGGCTCACCGGCGTGACCGGTGCGACCGGACCGAGCGGGGGGATTGCCGGTCCGACGGGGACGACCGGACCGACCGGCCCGACGGGGGTGACCGGTCCGACCGGTGTCCAGGGGACGGCCGCCCAACTGACCGGTCCGACCGGACCGACGGGCCCCAGTGGACCGACCGGACCGCAAGGCACCGCCGCGCAGGTCACCGGACCGACGGGCCCCACCGGGCCATCCGGTCCCACGGGTGCCGGGGGCACGGGTGGCACGACGGGCATCACGGGCCCGACCGGTCCGACCGGACCGACAGGGGCCACGGGGGCCGGGACGACAGGTCCGACGGGCCCTACGGGCCCATCGGGTTCCAGTGCCAGTAGCGGCTTGGTGCTGCTGGAGTCGCATACGGCGTCTTCGTCGGCGGCGCTCAATTTCACGACGGGCATTACGAGCACGTATGACGAATATGTGATTGAGATTATCAACTGTATTCCAGATACCAATGCGGTGCAGCCACAGCTTCAAGTCTCTACCGATGGGGGCGCGACCTACGACACCGGGGCGAATTATTTCACCGCGAATTTTACATTTACGGCCACTGGAAGCGGCTCGACTGGTAATAGTGGCAGTTCCTTTTTTGACCTAGCCGATGCGGGGGGATCCGATGTCTCCAGCGATTCCACGCATGGAGGGTTGTCCGCGACCTGCCGTCTCTATGATCCCTTGGGAACCGTAAGTTGGAAGAAGTTTATGGCCCATTCGGATTGGTGGCATACGTCGAGTGTGCAGGCGGGCGGCGTGTTCGCGTCGGCCTATAAATCCACGACGGCGGTTAATGCCTTCAGATTTTTGTTTGCCACAGGGACTATCGCGTCTGGCACCGTGCGGTTGTATGGGTTGGCGAAATGACGCAGGCGTATACTTCGGTAACACCATCATGCTAGTCACCCGCGAGCTGCCGCCCGATGAGTGGTCGAAGCTCGCCGGGACGAGTTTTGACGAGTTGTGGCCGCGATTGCCAGACATGGCTGGCGTGCGCGTGCTGGTCGTGGAGGATGAATCCGGCGCTATTCTCGGATGCTGGGGGTTGTTGCAAATCTGGCATTTGGAAGGCCTCTGGATTGCTCCGACTCAACGCGCGAAGCCAGCGGTTGGTCGTCGCTTACTGACGACGATGAAGCGGTGGCTCTGGGAGGCGCGGTTGCCGGCCGTCTGGACGGGTTCATTGACGCCTGATGTCGATGAATGGCTCGGACGTGTCGGCGCCTATCCGATGCCGGGAAAAGCCTTTATTTGGCCGCAGGGAGAGAAGACATGCCATTAGCTGCAATACCCGCAGTCGTCTGGGGCGGTATCGCCGGCGCCGCCGGTTCAGTGGGCGGGGCCGCCATTGCTCAACATGGACAGACCGAAGCGGCGCAGACGCAGGCCGATGCCGCTAAACAAGCCTCTGCTGATCAACTGAAAGCCGCCGAAGACGCCCTCGCCTTCCAGAAGCAGCAATACCGCAACACGCAGATTGCCACAGCGCCCTATCAGAACATGGGGGCGGGAGCCTTGGCTGCGCTTGGCTCCGGCTTAGGCGTGACGCCGGGGAACATCGCCCCGACGCCGATTTCGACGGCCCCGGATCGAGGGCAGGGCACGACGACCAGCGGCTTGCTGTCGCCAGCCGACGCACAGACGAATCTGAGCGCCACGCCCAGCGGCTTCCCGAACCTGACGGCGAGCCAGCAGCGCATTGACGCGCAGAATCCGGCGAGCGTGGCAAACCTGAGTCAGAGCAGCGTGGCGGCGCAACCCGGCGAGACGCGCACGATTAACGGCCAACAGGCGCGGTGGGATGGCAAGGGGTGGGAGGCAGTCTGATGGCATATATCTCAACGGATCCGACGGCGGGTCAGCCGGTGAATCAGGGCGCGTTAGCCGCCTTCGGGCAGCCGACGGCCAGCCCGGGGCCAGTGGCATCCATGCCGGGGCCTGGAACGCCCACCAGTGGCGTTGTGGACCCGTCTGGAGGCAACACGCCCATCCAGAAGACGGGCGGCTTAGCAGGCCTCGGTGGCGGTCAGACGGGCGGCGGCGCGAATGTGGAAGCGGACATTCAGGCACTGGCCCCGTCGTTGCCGAATGGCGCCAACACGAACGACAACAAAGATCATACGGCCATCAATGCGCTCATGGCGCAACTGCAAGCCAAGGGGTATCAAGTCTCTCCTGGCATGGTCGATGAATATGGCCGCATGGACTCACTGAATATCAACGGGCAGATTTATCGCGTACTCGACAGCGGCGGGAACTGGATTGCCAAGAGCAACGCCAAGGGTGATGCGTGGGGCGGCACCTGGTATGGGGCAGGCGACCCGCGCAACGTCGCGGACAGTGGCGGGGGCATGGGCGGCTTCGGCTCGCTGTATGCGACAGTGCCGACAGAAGCCGACGCGATGAACATGCCGGGGATCCAGTTCGCCCTGGATGAGAACAACCGGCGCATGATGGCGGGCGCGGCAGCGAAGGGCACCTTGTTGAACGGGCGCACCCAGCAGGCCATCGGACAAAGCAATATTCAATCGGCGCTGCAGATGGGCTATCTCCCGCTGGCGCAGTTACAGAACCAGACGAAGCAGCAGAACAGTTCAAATTTACTTGACCTCAGTAAGCTGGGTCTCTCTGCGACCAGCACGGGGAACGCCTGATGGGTGCCGCGGATCGGATTGCCGAGACCATCCTGAAGATGGGGCAGATCCGCGCGGAAGGGCTGCAGCATGCGGCTGATGCGCAGGCGCGCGCCCAGGCGAATAGCGCCCAGATTTGGGGCGGGGCGCTACAGAGTCTCGGGCAGATTCCCGGCGAGGTGGCGAAATACAAGCTGGCGGATACCGAGAACCAGATCCGGCAGCAGCAACTCGCCAGAGAGAAGCAGCAACAGAACGACCAGTTCAACGCGAACCAGATTTTCCAGTTCACGACACGCCCGGATCCGGACGGCACGGTGAAGCTGGACGATACCAAGTTCAACGCGATGATGCAGAAGGCGCAAGGCGCGAACATCGACTTTGAGACGCAGAGTCGGATGTCGAATGCGTTCAAGCAGATGAATGCCGACGGGGACGCCTTCCGTCAGCAGCAACTCGCGCATCAAGTGAAGGTCGCGCAGAACGTGATGAGCATGGTCAAGCCCGGCGAGCAACTGGAGCCGGGCGTGGCGCTGGCCACGTTGAAACTCGGCCAAGCGAATGGGTGGGCGACGGCGCAGGACACCGAGCAATTCCTGAGTGCCATCAATCAGGGCCATGATCCGGCGGACATCTTCAAGGCGATTATCCAGAATGGGACGAAGCCGCTTGATCCGATTGAGGCCGCAAAACTCGCAAATGAAGAGCGCACCGGCCGGAAGCTTGAGGCTGAGATTCCTGGTATTCAGGCCACGTCTCAGAAAGCGCAGGCGGTAACCGCCGGCATGCAGGGTGGGCTGACAGCGGATCAGGTGGCCGATAATGCACGGCAGGCAGCGGCGGCGGCGGCGACTGAGGCTGCCAGAGTTGAAGCTGCCAAGCGAGAGGATGCGCGGCTCGGGCTTGATCGTCAGCGGGTAGGGATGGAGGGTCAGCGTCTAGGGCTTGACCAGCAGAAGTTCAAGGCGTCTCAGGCAGGTGCCGCGCCTTCCGCTGGTATGGCGGTGCCTGACGTGGCTTCGGGCCAGAAGAATGACGCCTTCATCGAGACATTGCCGGCGCCAGTGGCCTCGCAGGTCAAAGCCTTAGCGGAAGGTCGGATGGCGTTTCCGCAGGGTGCTGCGCTGCGATCTGACTATTGGCAGAACATGCTGCAGAATGTGGCGAAGTATGACCCATCCTTTGACGCGGTGAACTACAACGCTCGGTCGAAGACACGCGCTGATTTCACCTCTGGGAAAGCTGCTCAACAGGTCAATGCCATCAACACGGTCATCGGGCATTTGTCTGGGTTGAGCGATGCGGCTGAAGCGTTGAACAATAGCGACATTCCGCTGTTTAACAGCCTCGCCAACAGCATCAGTAAGGCCACTGGCAGCCCGAAGGTCACGAACTTCGACACGATCAAGAAAGCCGTCTCTGATGAAGTGACGCGGGTGTGGCGACAGTCAGGCGGGTCTGAAGCCGACATTCAGGCCGCGCAGAAGAATCTCGATGCCTCTGGCTCGCCAGCACAGTTGCGCGGGGCGATAGCGACGTATGCGGATCTGCTGGAATCGAAGCTCGGCTCCCTGAACGAGCAATACCGGCAGGGCATGGGGACCGACAAGATCGACATGATTACGCCTGGCGCTCAGAAGGCACTGGATGCCATCGAGAAACGGGCAGGACGTGCGCCGGCTGCTGGTGCGGGTCGTGTCGTGGTCGGTGGGATTCCGTTCCCGAATCAAGCGGCGGCTGATAAGGCGCTGGCGGACTGGAACGCGAAGCAGGGCCAAAAGTAGATGCCTGAAGACCTGAAGGACTTGCAGCGCGGGCTGATTGGCGCCGAGCCGCTGATGGTCATTGGGAATGCCGTGGCCGGCGCCGGCCGTGAGGTGCAGGACGCGTGGGATCTGGTGCAGTCGCATCTGACTGGCGGCAAGATGCCCTCGATGCCGTCCTTCTCGGTGCCGTCGTTCTCCATGCCGGTCTCGGCCCAATCTTCGACCGCGCCGGCTCCGAAGAAGCCATCTAGCGCAGAGCCTTCACCCTCGGATCCGTCGTGGTTAAAGATTGCCGCAGAGCATGGCGGGCAGCCTGAAGTCAACGTCACGATCAAGAGCAAGCCAGGAGAGCCTGATCCCTCAGATATTGAATGGCAGCAGATCGCCAAGCAGTTCGGCGGGGCGCCTGAGGATCCGACTGGTGGCGCTGGGCAGCCGGTCCAATACGATACTCCGCTGGACTTTGCGAAGGGCTTAGGCTCGTCGCTTCTGGGGGCTGTCAATCCGGCGCCCTTAGTCCAGATGGCCGCGCATCCAATTGAGGCCGTGAAGGGCATCGGAGCGGCTCAGGGAGCCGTCTACGACAAGGCGCGGGCCTCCTTCGACAAGGGCGACTACGGCACGGCGGCGCGGCATTTCGTGGACTTCCTGCTGCCGATAGTCGGGCCGCAACTCGATCAGATGGCCGATAAGCTCTCCAGTGGTCAGCCGTGGCGCGGGTCGGGGGAAGCGGTTGGCCTCGGGCTGCAACTCTTCGGGCCGGCGGCGCTGGCGAAGATGGCCGTCAAAGTGCCAGGGGTCGCCAAGAATCCAAATGCGCTCGAAGCCGCGGCGGTGAAGTTCGGGCAGGACCACGGCATTCCGATAGACGCGGCCACAGCCACAGGTAACAAAGCCGTGCAGGGCGTGCAGTTCTTGGCGGATCGGTCCATTGCCGGCAGCTTGGGTGCGACGAGTCGCGCACAAGAGACGGCGAAGGCGCTCGAGCGCGTGGGCGGCGAACTCGCGCAGAAGACTGGCGGGAAGGCGTTGACGCCTGAGCAGGGCGGGGCCACGATAGGCGACATCCTGAAGGCGAAGGCGGCGGCGCATGGCGGGCAGCAGGACGTGGCCTATACCCGCATGCGGGAACTGGCCGCGCAGCCTGAGCATCAGATCGATGTGCCGGTCTCGACGCCTCCTGCCTCTCCCTTGCATGGTGAATTACGCCGGATCGTCCACGAACTCGATGCGATGCCGTTCACAAAGCGGCTATTACAAGAGAGCGGCAAAGGTGGAGACCTAGAACACGTTCCCGGCACGGGCGGTGCCGGCGCGAAGGTCTATCACGACATCGTGCAGATTGCGGGCAGTAAGAAGACTCGTGCGGCCGTGCAAGGCGATATAGAAGATTATCTCGCTGGCGGCAAAGAAACACCCATCGTGAAGGCGGCGATTGAGGTGGCGAAGCAGCGGGCCAAGGGCAGTTATACCGTCGGCAAGCCTGAGTTTGGGCCATCGGCTATGGATGTGCCAACGCGGCTTGAGCAGGGTCCGCGATTTGAAGCGATGGGCCTTCCTGCCTTTATTGGAGATGCCAAAGAAGCATTGCGCCCACTAGAGCGGGAGATGTCTCGACGGTTGCCACTGACCCAGCAACAGGCGAATCCTGGTCTCCATGCGATTCGGCAGATTCTGGAAGGTCCAGATTGGGTGCCGCTGGCTGATGCAGACCGGGATCTGAGTGCGCTGAAGACATTAGCGCGTGAACAGGGCGGACTAGCGAAGCGTGCCGTGGCGGAATATGGCAAGGCCGTCACGAAGGCATCGGAGGCTGGGTCTCCTGAAGTCGCGCAATCGCTGAACGCCGGCCGTGCAGCGACGGTAGCGAAGTATAAGACGCTGGATGTGCTCGGGGACGTGCTGAAGACGAATGAAGAGCCGGTGCAAGCCTTCCGGCGACTAACGGCGCCGAAGGATACCAACATCAATCTACTGCGGCGGGTGCAGCAACAGGCGCCGGCTGCGATGAAGGATCTGGGGCGGGCCTATCTCGAAGATTTGATGTCGCAGGCCACGGCGGAAGGCAGCTTTGATAAGTCGGCGCGACTGAGCGCGGAATGGAACAAGCTCGGGTCGCAGACGAAGCAGGCGCTGTTTCCCGGCATGGTTGATGATTTGGATCGGTTCTTCCTGTTGGCGAAGCGGCTCAACTTCAATCCGAATCCCAGCGGATCAGGGCATATCGTCTCGCTTGGCGCTCAGGGCGCGTCGTTGGTAGCGAGTCCGGTCTATGGCCTGTTATCGCAGTTGGGCGGGGCTGGTCTCTCGGCGCTCTTACACTCGAAAACAGGCGTCAAGCTGCTGACGAACGGTCTGAGCCTGACGGTGGGTAAAGCTCCTGCGGCAGCGCAAGCGGCGGCGGCAGCGCGGATTGTTGCCACTGCGCGTGAGATGGGTCTGCCGGTAACGCAGGGGGCTCGAGCAGGAGCGCCAGCGCCAGCAGCAACAGAATCAACAGGCCGATGAGAAAGACTTGCTCGGCTCGTGCGAGCGACACAGGGAGAGTGTAACCGATGAGTGCCGCAACTTTATTCGCTCAGCCTTACATTCAAGTTATAGATAATCGCACCGGATCAGACACGCCCGGCGTGCCGCTGGTCGGCGCCAAGATTTACGTCTACATCACGGGCACGACGACGCCCCAGCCGGTCTATCACGACAGCGATTTGATGTCGGCCTGGACGCAGCCCATCGTGACGAATGCCTCGGGGATTACCGATGACCCGGTGTTCGTGGATACGACGCCTTCGCTCAAGGTGCTGATTACGGATGCCGATGATGTGGATCTCCCCGGCTATCCCATGGATCCCTGGAGTCCGTATGCGCTCGCATGATCCCGCAAATTGAATGGACGATTTCCCTCGGCACGATTCTGCAACTGGTCGTGGTGATTACGGGGTTTATCAAGATTTACAACGCGGTCGAGCGGCGGTTGAGCGGCTTGGAACTGAAGATGGATCAGGTGTGGCAGTGGTTCACGGATCATATGGCGCGGGAGCCGATGGCGCGGACGCGGCGGAATGACCACCGATGATTACGCGGTTTAAGGCGGGCGTGACGATTGAGCCGACGGCGGTGACAGCGCGACTGCTTGGGGCGGTGGATCGGGTGGCGATGAATAGCTCCTTCGACATCACGGTGACGAGCGGGTCGGACAGCCATCCGTTGCATGATGTCCATACCCGCGGGCTGGCGCTGGATCTGCGGTCGCATGATCTGGATGATGTCGAGAAGGCCGACATGATGCGGGCGATTCTCTGGGAGCTCGCAGACGAAGCGCCGGAAGACGTGAGTGCCAGGAACAGTGCATGGCTGGCGCTCGAGACGGATGAATGGTTCATTCAGTTGGAACATCACGGCGATCTGACCGAACACGTGCATCTGCAGCGGCGTCAAGGGGCGCTGCCCTTTGATTAACGGGTGGTATCTATGATGGGCTACGAAGAAGTAATTCTGCAGGACCAACTCCGGGTGGCGCTCGACGCCAACGGCAACCCGATTGCCGGGAAGGTGCAAGTGCATTACCCGCGGGGATCGGCCACGTTGCTCGCGTGCTTCTTCACGGAGACGCCCGTGCGACTGGCAGCAGTGGCGCCGGATCAGGTCAGCGGGTTTACCAACTTCACCGTCAAGAATGGGAACCTGCTGATGACGCCGGACCGGGACAACTGCCCCGGCTCGATCATCCTCGGCGCCGGTCTCACGCAGCCATGACCGCTTGTGCTGCCTGTCACCGGTGGGCGTGTGTCCAATTGGAAGGCAGCCTGGTCTACTGCCTCGCTTGCTGGTTCTACCATCGGCGGTTCCATGTCGCTTAGACGGACGCTGCTGCTGTCGGGGGGCGCGAGCGGCGGCGCCGGTCAGACGGGCCGCATCCACATCGACGGGCGCATGTTCCGCGATGAGCATGGCGCCGCATGGTTGTGGCGGGGCTGCACGGCCTTCACGTTGTATCTGCTGTGGCTGACGGGCGGGGCCTCGGCGGTGGATGCCGTGCTGGCGGATTGGTTTACCGCGGCGGGCTCGAGTCCGTTTACGGTCGTGCGGGTGCTCGGGATGGTCAACTCATTCGCCCATCTCTGGCCGCAAGAACATGCCGACTACTATGACCAGTTGCAGCCTTTTGTTCGATATCTATTCTCCCGGTGGGCGGTCAGAATTGAGTTTGTCATCTTCGCAGACAGCGGGGACATCCTCGGTAACGGGGACATCGATCCCCACGCTCAACGTGTGGCCGGCCTTATTGCTGATGAACCGAACGTCTTTATCGAAGTCGCCAACGAGCCCTCACAGCATACCAACCTGAACGGCGGGGATCAGAAGGCGTATGAGATTTATCTCAGCCTCACGGCGCCGGGCCGAATGATTGCCACTGGGGCCTATAGCTGGGAGCAGCCGGGCGATTACCTGACGGACCATACCCCGCGTGAGGATTGGGTCCGCAAGGCCAACGACCTCAAGGACGGCTGCGAGGCGACGAACCGGCCGACGGTGGGGGATGAGCCGATCGGGGCCGCGGAGGTCGCCATTCCCGGGAAGCGGGATAACGTGCCGTCGAAGTTCGCGCAGTATGCGGCGATTGCGGCCATGAACGGCTCGGGCTCGACGTTCCACAGTGACAATGGGATCCTGTGCCAGCCGTTCCAGCCGGTGCAGCGCGACTGTGCGGCGGCGTTCTTTGCAGCGGCGGCATGGCCTCCCCCTGAGACGCAACTGGCGCCCTATAACCGGGGCGGGAGTGTGCCTGGCTGCCACTGGCCCTTCGGCCCCTCGATCTGTGAGCATGACGATAGTGTCGAGGTCCGCACGTTTGCGAAGATTCTCGAGCCGCTCGCGTGGGTGTGTCAGGTCGAGACGCAGCGCACGGCGCCGACACCCTGCCCAGGATGGGCTGTGGACGCACCAGGACCGTCTATAGGCTTAACCGTATTTAAGAGAGTCTAAATGCCCATCAAAATCCACGGCTATCCTTACGACCCGACTGTGACGGAATACGCGGACCCGTCGAAGTGGCCCACGATTTCCGCCCAAGCCCATTGGCGCCCGGGGAACAGCAACCCCGATCCCACGACGGTGCCCCAGATGCACTCGCCCTCCCTGGCGCATACGCATCTGGACATCACGGCCCCGGTGTATGGCGAGATGACAGAGAGCTTCGTGGTGCCGTTCAGCAATACGCTCTTCCAGGTCGAAGGGGCCATCACGGATTACGTGCCGCTGCGAGGGCCGCTGATCAGCCATGTCGTGTTTGACAAGCCGCTGCCGCTGGTTGGAGATCCCAACGGCGTCGTGACCATCACGGGTCACTTCACGGTGGACTTCAGCCTCTCGTGGAATGACGGGGTGTCTGGGCATACCGTGCCCAAAAAGGGCTGGTTTGCGGTCCAGGCCATTACACGGACGTATTTCAAGAATGGCGACTTTACCGATGACATCCTGATCCTGCCGTTCTTTTCGATGGTGGACCCGATGGCCCCGGAGGAGTTTCTCGCACAGGGCGGGCCGTATATCGGGACGAACAATAATCCCAACTCGCTGCTGGATATGCCCGAAGGCAAACTCGGTGGGACGGCCACGCAATACGACTACATCATCCCGATCCTCTCGCCCCTGACGCAGGCGGTGCCGGGGACGACACCGAAGCTGTTCGGCTACATCGTGGATCCCGATCTGCCGGACGGCGTGGGGATGACGCGCTACGACATGGATCTGCACCATGACAGCGAAGGCATTCTGATCAACGAAGGCACGGCGCCAGCCAACAAGACCCTGATCCTGCCCTCGCCGTTCGATCCCGCGATTCTCGGGCCAGGGACGCATAAGGTGGCGGCGATCTGGCAACAGGACAGCAACGGCGGGAGACCTGGCATTCAGGCCAACGAGCAGGCCACGTCGCTGCTGGTCGTGACGGTGAATGTCGGGAGCGCCCCACCGGACCCGACGTGGACCACGCTGGACGGCACGTTTCAACAGCAGGTGAGTCCGAATCCGAATCTCTATCGGTTCGCGCCGGCCGCGACGCCTGATGTGTGGACGACATTCGTGAAAACAACATAGGAGCCAGCATGCCCGTCATTACCTTGCTGATTTACATCGTGCTCGTGGCGCTGCTCGGGTTTCTCGCGGTGTGGGTGCTGGGGAAGCTGGCGCCGGGGCATCCGGCCATGATTGACAACGTGATCTGGGTCATTGTGGTGCTGGTGATTGTGCTGGAAGTCTTGCAAGCCTTCGGGCTGCTGGGAGCCGGGCCTGTCGTGCCGCGCCTGCGCTAGTGGCGCTCAGCCAAAGCTCCCAGACCACGGCGGGCTGGGTCGTCTTCATCGCCGGGATTGGCATGATGGCGGCCATGATGGCCGTGGATATTGCCCAACTGATGAACTGGAATGAGGCGATGACGCCCGCCTTCGTGGGGACGTGCATCGGCCACTTTGGCGCGGTCATTACGGCCTTTGTGGGTGGCAAACTGATCCCTGAGGGCCGCGATCCGGGCACCCATACACGACAAGAGGACCCCAAACCATGAAGAAGCACAATCCGGCCGACTTGACCGGTCGTAATCTGCGGGCGCTCAAGAAACGCGAACTGATCGCCAAAGACATGCTGATCAATCGGGCGGGGTCGCTCGACCACCGGCTGACCAATCTCAGCGATCTGGTGGATACCCTGATCCGTCGGCTGACGGCCTTAGAGGTGATTGTGACCGGCAAGGGGGCCAAATGAAGCGATTACTTGCGCTCATCGTCGCCGGTCTCTTCGTCGTGATGGCGGGAACCATCCAACAAGCCTGTGCCGGCCATACTCCGCCCATCCTGACGCCCACCGCTGCCGCGGCGCTCACGAACGGCCTCGGGGCGCTGTCCACCATCCTCCGGACTCAGAACGCCTCTCCTGGCATCCTCGCAGCGATTAGCGATGCCCAGGTGGCGATTGCCCAAGATGTGACGGGGCACTCGTGGGGGCAGATTACGCGGACGCTGCTGCAGGAGCTGTATAGCCAACTGCCCGTGGACGTGCTTAATCGGCCGGCGGTGTGGGCGGCGTTTGCAGCGGTGGAGATTGTGCTCGCCACGATTGGGGCGTAGGGAGGCCCAAGAGGGCGCGGGCCGCGACGACTTCGGCGCCGTGCTCGTTGTCGAGATACCCGCAGTCCGCGCACTGGTTGGCGAGGTCCAGGTGATAGGCGAGCAGGTGCCGCAGGGCGGCTTCGAGGAGTTGCCGGTCCCGCACGGAGGCATAGAGCGCGTCATTGAACAGGCGGGCCTCGGCGCGCAGGGTCTCGAGTTCGGCGCGTTCGTCGTCAGCCACTAGGCGGCTTCAGCCTTTCGCTTGCGGGCGACACCGGATGCCTTCCCGGCATCTCGCGCAATCTCCTTGCGGCGCTCTGGGGTGAGGGCATCCCGGCGGGCATGCCCACCTTTCCGGCCCACTTCCTCAAACACGGCCTTCCGCATCGCAGCAGTCACTTTCATAGCCTTCAGCCTACCCGAAAACGAACTTGCAATCAAGTGTTGACAAGCCGTTTTGGACTTGCTAGTATGTCGGTATGGCAAACACACTGACGGCGGCGACCTCCGATGACGTGCTCCGCATTGCGGTGGGGCTGGACGACCTGAAGCGCCGGCTGCACGCGGAAGCCAAGGCGGGCAACTACGAGGGCGTCATGGCGATCTACGCGGCGATGCGGGGGATTGAGTTGGACGTGATGAGCCTGACGACGCTGGCGGGGAAGCTGGCGACGGATCTGGTGATGCGATGACGTGGCACATTGGCACCACGACGCACAACGACGGAGCCATCGCGGTGCTGGCTGACGAGGGGCGCGTGGCCCGCGTGGACAAGCACGAAGACCGTGACGCACGCGCTGCCCTGATTGCTGCGGCGCCTGACCTGTTGGCGTGCTGCAAGCGGGCGCTCCGTGAGTCTGCGCGAGTGCGTCCTGATTTTATGGAGCAGTTACTGGTCGCTATCGCCAGAGCGGAGGGCAAGTTATGACCGCGCAGTTCTGGCTCTACTTCTCGCTGGCGCTCTTGCTGCTGGCGTTTGTGTGGGGTGTGGTGGACGTGCTGGGCACTGGATTGGTGCGGGCCTATCGGCGGTATCAGGTGCGGAAGGAGTGCAAATGAGAGACGAACATCGGACCTATGGCGGGGCGCCTGCGATGCCCAGCGGCGATGGCAAGCCTCTCAAGGCGCTGCTCTGCCGGTGCGCGGATTGCGACTATACCGGCTCACTCCTCGGCTCGATTGTGCATTACCAGACGACGAGCCATCGGCTCATCTATCGGGGCTACGTGCAAGATTTCTCACATCTCAAACACGTCTAACGCGCCGGCCGCAGAGCGGTTGGCAAGGGAGCAGACATGACGACTTCAGAGCAGATCGGGGAACTGGCGGCGGCACTGGCGAAGGCGCAAGCGGAGATGGAAGGCGCTGCTAAAAACTCCACGAATCCCCACTTTCGGAATGCGTATCCCGATTTAGCCTCCGTGCGGGATGCCTGTGTCGGGCCGTTGAGCAAGAACGGGATTGCCGTGGTGCAGTCGCCGTCTATCTCGCTGACGGCCGAATTCGGCGCCGGGGTGACGGTGGAGACACGGCTGATTCACGGCTCTGGGCAGTGGATGGCCGGGACGTTATCGTGCCAGATGAAGGACGCCAGCCCGCAGTCGGTCGGGTCTGCAATCACCTACTTGCGGAGGTATGCGCTGCTCTCGTTCGCTGGGATTGCCCCGACGGACGACGACGGGGAAGCCGCGCACGGTCGCCCGAAGGTCGCGCAGCCTGTGGCGAAGGCCAGCGCCCCGTCTGGTTATGACGAGTGGCTGAAGAAACTGGAAGGCGTGGCCGATGGCGGGTCCGACAAGCTCAAGGCGGCGTGGCAGAGCTCGGCGCCGGATTACCGCAAGCACTTGACGGAGACGGATAACGGCCGATGGGAAGCGCTGAAGGCGCAGTCTGCGATGGCTGATGTGAAGCTGAAGCTGGTGGCGAAGTGATCGCCGCGCATCCGTTCACGGTCTGCGAGGCGGAGCAGCGGTCGCCTGAGTGGTTCCAGGCCCGCCTCGGGCGCCTGACCGGCTCACGGTCGGCGGACATGCTGGCGACGATCAAGACCGGAGAGGCCGCAGCCCGCCGTGACCTTCGGACCCAGTTGGTCGTGGAGCGGCTGACCCAGAGCGTGCAAGAGGACGGATTCATCAATGCCGCGATGCAATGGGGGATAGACCAAGAGCCGGCCGCCTTTGCCGCCTACGAGGCGTTAACGGGCCTCATGGCGCAGCGGACAGGCTTCATCAGCCATGCATCCCTGATGGTCGGGTGCTCGCTGGACGGGCATGTGGGCGATTTCGAGGGCATCACCGAGTTCAAGGCGCCGAAGTCGGCCACGCATCTCAAGTATCTGCGGGGGGCGATTCTGCCCATCGACTACCTGCCGCAAGTGCGGCATAACCTCTGGGTAACGGGGGCGAAGTGGGCGGATTTCATGTCCTATGATCCGCGGTTCCCGGCGCACCTCCAGACGTTTCTGGTGCGGGTGGAGGCGTCCACGTTGGACATGGCGGCATATCAGCGGGCGGTGGAAGCCTTTTTAGCTGAGGTGGATGCCGAAGTCGAAGCGGTGCGAGGGTTACGGTGATTCCGGTGTTTCATGGCGTGGTGGAGAAGGGCGTGTTGGTGCTCGAGCCGCGGGAGCGGTATCAACGCTCTGGCTGGCTCAAGTCACTGGAAGGGCAGCCGGTGGACGTGACGGTGAAGCGTCACTACAACAAGCGCAGCGACAAGCAGAACCGGCTGTGGTGGGGCATCATCGTGCCGCTGATTGCGCAAGAGACCGGCTATGACAAGCACGAACATGAAGCGGTGCATTACGCCTTGGTCGCTAAGTGCTTCGGGGTGATTCAGGATGAACGGCTCGGGGAACTGCCCAAGGTCCGCAGCTCGCAGATGACGACGGCACAGTTTACGGAACTAATCGAATGGGCCGTGCGGTGGGCCGCTACCGAGTTTGGGATGAACATCCCGTTACCGGGTGACATGGAGGCTGCGTGAAATTCCCGAAGCCTTCCCCCACGCGGGACCGCATTGACCAGAAGCGGGATCAGGACAAGAAGCTGCGAGACGCCATTGTGGCGGTCTGGGCGCGGGATGGCTCGACGTGTCGGGCGTGTGGCCGGCGGGTGCGGCGGAGCAATAGCGGGGTGGCGCAAGCGGGGCATGTGCATCATGTGGTCAAACGGTCACAATCGAAGAGCCTGCGGAGTAACCCGGATAACCTGCTGCTCTTGTGCTCAACCTGCCACGCAGATGTCCATACGTATGACCTCGTGATTGCCGGCACGGTGGGGGCGTTTACCTTTAAGAAAGCGAGGCGGCAGTGACTGTCAGATATTCCGTGACCTTTGAGTTTGACCTGCGGGCACCGTTAACGCACACAGGCACGGTTGTAGCCGCTAGTGCCGCCACATGCTTCGCTCGGGCCGTGCGGGAGGCCCAGAAGGCCGCGAAGCCCGTGGCGTGGACCTCGGTGGTCTGCGTGCTTCTAGATCGGGCAGATACGCGAGCGGCGGCATGATGGCCTTCCTGAGCCGCCTGTTCCCCTCCCGTTCGTCCTACGTGTCTGAGGCGTGGCTGGATGCCTTAGCGAACCGGGGGAGCACGGAGGGGTGGACGGAGGCGCCGCGGATCGACTGGCAGGCCAACACGTATACCGGGCCTAGAACGCGCCAGGATGCCCCACAGGAGCCGTTGACGATGGTTTCGACCGCGAGGCCGGATGAATGTCTAGTCTTCACTGATGGGGCGGCTTACAAGCGGGAGGGGGGAGAGTGGACACGGCTATGACTCAGACTGAGTTGTCCTTCACCCCGAAGTCCCTGAATCCCACAAGCTTGACGGGGCGGGTGTATGCCCTCCTGGACGCGCACCGGGGGCAGTGGGTAGACGGCAGGCTCATATCTCAGGTGGGCGGCTATGCGGGATTTACCGCACGCTGTCGTGATTTGAGGAAGTTGGGCTACACCGTAGAAAATCGTGTCCGCCACGAGAAGGGCATCACGATTTCTGAATATCGGCTTCTGTGAGCTCCGCGCTACGGGAGGAGAGTCCTTCGGCGCTTGGACGTGCCGCCGGTCGCGTGGAGACTACCGGCACCTAATTTAGTCAATTGACCGTCACGATTTCTATTGACAGTCAGCACTCATAACACGATACTCCATGCCATCTATGGCCGGTTACACGAAGCTCTTTAGCTCAATTCTCGCGTCCACTATCTGGCGGGCCGACGACAAGACACGGCTTGTCTGGATCACGATGCTGGCGATGTCGAATCGGGAAGGGGTGGTTGAAGCCTCAATCCCTGGTTTGGCTGATTTTGCCCATGTGACCTTACCCGAGTGTGAAGACGCGCTGAAGAATCTCTCAAGTCCAGATACCTATTCCCGCACGAAGACCAACGGGGGCCGACGGATCAAGGAAGTGGACGGTGGCTGGCTGCTCCTGAATCACGGCAAGTATCGGGAGACGATGAGCCGGGAAGAGCGGAAGGAATACAACCGCGTCAAACAGCGGGAGACGCGGGCGCGTCGTGCGGCTGTCAGCAATGTCAGCAATGTCAAAGACAAATCAGCAGAGTCAGCACATACAGCACCAGCACCAGATCCAAAAGCAAGAGAGAGAAAGAGCGCCGCTGCGCGGCCGTCTCTCTCCGATCCGTTCACGGACCCGGAGACGACGGAACGCGCCGGACGGTTCATTGAACGGTATCAGGGGTTGTATCAGGAATACCGGAAGGGCGCTCGCTATGCCGTCCGGCCGACGCGTGACTATGCCGCGGCGGTGACGCTCTGCCAAACATGGCCCGACGAACGGCTAGAGAAGCTGGCGATCTGTTTTCTGACCACGGACCATAAGTTCGCGGACGAAGGCAGCCGGACGATTCCTCAATTCCTCGCCCTCGCCTCGTGGGCTGACGGAGAACTGGTGAAATGGGAAAGCCGACACGCTCGTTAGCCGATACGGTCTCCGAAGCTGTTCGGCTTCGTGCCGCGCAAAAGGCGGCGGGTGCCTCTGATGCGGAGTGTGATCGCTATCTTGAAGGCGTGTTGCGTCAGTCGTGGCCCTTCACGCGGGAATGGAAGTATCTCTGCGATAAGTGCGATGACACCGGCCTCGTGATGGCCGACTGTTCTGGCGATGCGACGTGTGGTCGCTCCACCATTCACGGCCGTCACAGTTTCGGAACGCCGTGCTGGTGTAGTGCTGGCAATCGGTTCAAGGCGAAGCCGAAGACTGAGGATGACTTCTCGCAAGCCACAGCCAAGACGCGCAAGCCCACGAGATTCGGCCGATGAAGCGCGTCGCTCGTAAAGATCTGAATCAAGCCGCCATTGTGGCGGCGTTGCGGGCCATCGGCTGCGAGGTGCTGATTCTCAACCAGGAGGGCGTGCCTGACCTTCTGCTTCATCACCCGGCGATAGGGTGGCAGCCTGTTGAAATAAAGCGTCCTGGGGGCAAGCTAACCGGCTTGCAGGTCAATCTCCAGCGGCGGGCGTGGTTTCCGGTGGTCTCGAGCGTCGATGAGGCGCTCCAACTCTTCGGAGTCAAGCCGTGAAGCCCTATTACGAGCATGCGGGGATCACGATCTACCACGGGGACTGCCGGGAGGTGCTGCCGTCGGTTCAGGCTGATGTGCTCCTGACAGATCCGCCCTATGGCATTGGCAGACTGATGCAGGGCGGCACGAATACGGGGCACTGGAATCTTCTTTCTTCTGGAAATGCGTGGGATATGGATGCTGCCGATCTCACGATATTGGACCTCACGAAGCCGTCTATTGTGTGGGGCGGGAATTATTTCACATTGCCCCTGAGTCGCTGCTGGTTGGCGTGGGTCAAGACCAATGCGGTTGAGACTATGGCCGATATGGAACTGGCATGGACGAACATTGATCGCCCCAGCCGTGTGCGTTATCTGCCTTCAGGAGGGGCATATGAACGCCTGCATCCGACACAGAAACCGCTGGAGTTATTCCTGTGGTGTCTGAGCTTTTTTCCTGACGGAATTCTCGTGGACCCATTCCTTGGGAGCGGCACGTCACTTGTTGCGGCTAAACAGGTGAATCGAAAGGCGATAGGCATCGAATTCAACGAAGCCTACTGCGAGATCGCCGCAAAACGGCTGTCTCAAGAGGTGTTCAACTTTGCGGAAGCCCTCCCTGCGGACGCCCGCACCGACCGATCAGGGCTGTTAATTGAGGAGTAATTCGATGCCGAGGACACCCGCCCCGCTCACCGTGATGGATGGGGCTGAACATGATCATCCCGGCTGGTGGGCTGCGATTGATCCGCAGGGCTCACTGATTGTGGCAATTTTCAGGTCGGAAGCCGACGCCCGCGCCTTCGTGGCGCTGCCCGCGCTGATTGAAACTGCTCATGCCGCTGTTGAGTGGTTCAATAACGCGAACGTCGGCACAGACGACTGGAAGGGCGTTTACAAAGTGTTTGAACCGCTGGAAGCCGCCCTCGCGCAGGCCGACGGCCCCACCCCCACGGAGGAGTGAGAGATGTTTGGACGCTGGCATGTCACGGAAGCGATGATTATTTACGGTGGTGGCTTCGTGCAGGGGCTTGGGCGACTCTTTCGTTCCGCAGATGCCGACAACCAGAAACGGCTGATCGCCGCTTTCCCAGAATATTTTAAGGAATACACCGCAATTGCGAGACAGCGTGAAAGCCAACTTGAATCACCAGTTGCCGCCGACGGCCCCAAGGAGCAGCCATGAGCCGAACTATTCCTGTTGAGGTAGCTGATGTCTGAGTCCCGCCCCCCAACGCGGTGCATCTGTGCCATTCCGGGAGAATCTGATGTGTGTCCTGCCTGTAATCCAAAGGCTCAAAGGATGACCGCCGCGTCCCGCCCCCCTGACGAGCCGCGAGCTACACATCAACTGGATTACACCTGCATGTGCAGCGATCCTGTCGATTTGTCTGACGAACGACTCATTCCGGCGCGGTGTAGTCTTCATCGTGACGGGAAGCCGTATCGACTGCGCCCTGTTCCGACGCCGCCCGTCGCCCCTGACGACACCCCGCGCTGCAATTGCGCGATGATGTTCGGCTATCCCGGTCATGGCTCAGAGGTGCGCGATCCGAGTCTCCACGCGCCAACCTGTCCGATGACGTGCTTGCCGCCCGTCGCCCCTGACGACACCCCCACACGCCTCCAACGAATTGCTGAGAATCTAGCGACTGATTACTACATCGGCACATTCAAACACACCGATGATATTCATTTCCTGTTGGCCGAGGTCTCCCGTCTCCAGCAGGAGCTACAAGAGCAGAAATCATGGGCGGCCGGTTATGTGCGTGGCGCAGAGCTGCGTGTCAATGCGTTGACGGAGGAGAACGCCCTACTCAGACGCAGCCTGGAGATGCTGACGAAGCAACTCGATGAGAAGGACGAGCGCATCACTGAATTGACGTTCACCATCGTCAGGCACAACAGCCCCGCATGACTCAGGTGTATACTTTGGTGCCACGTGTCTAAGCACGCCCCCCGCGGACCCGTGAAGGTGCATTCAGACCCTATGGACGGCACAAACCCCATAGATGCCCCATTTACGCCCTGCACGGCGCATAGCCGATCCGGCAACCGGTGCAAGCGTCGGCCCATCCCTGGTGGTGCTGTCTGCTATATGCACGGCGGGGCCGCCCCGCAGGTGCAAGCCTCCGCGAAAGAGCGTCTGATGGCCCTGCAACCCTTAGCGATTCAGACCTTAGCGAAGCTCTTAGCGCGGGATGAGTTCCCAACGGTGCAACTGGGGGCGAGCAAGGACGTGCTGGACCGCACGGACGGCAAAGCCTTTGAGCAGCCCCAGGAACTGAATATCACCATCAACATCGTGGACGTCCTGAAGCAGCGCCATGCTCGACGCCTCACGGCTTAGCCCCACCGACGAACTGGCCTTAGCCGAGTGGGCGAGAGACTGCGCCGAAGACCCCCTCCGCTTCGTGCTGGAAGCCTACCCGTGGGGCGAGCCTGGCCCCCTGAGCCAGCATGACGGCCCGGATACGTGGCAGCGGGCGTTCCTTGAGGACCTTGGCAAAGAAGTCCGGACCAGAGCCTTTGACGGGGTCACTCCGGTGCAGCCCATCCGGCGGGCGGTCTCGAGCGGTCACGGCATCGGCAAGTCCGTGATGGTGGCGTGGCTGGTCGATTGGATCATGTCTACCCGCCCCTACTGCAAGGGCACCATCACGGCCAACACCTTTACCCAACTCGAGACGAAGACCTGGGCCACGGTGCAGCACTGGACGGGCCTGTGCATTACGGCGCCGTGGTTTGCGGTGGTGGCGAACCGGATGTATCACCGGCAGTATCCCAAAAGCTGGTTCTGCGCCCCGCAGTCCTGCCGGGAAGAGAACAGCGAAGCCTTCGCCGGCCAGCATGCCGCGGATAGCACCAGCTTTTACATCAACGACGAAGATTCAGCCGTGCCGGATAAGATCCACGAGGTCAGCGAAGGCGGATTGACGGACGGGGAGCCGATGCAGTTCCTGTTCGGCAACCCGACCAGGACTACGGGCGCCTTCCATGCGGCGTGCTTCGGGGTGCAACGCTCACGGTATGTCGTGACCGTGGTCGATAGCCGTGAATCCCGGTTTACCAACAAGACGCAGATTGCGGAATGGGCGCAGGATTATGGCGAAGGGAGTGATTTCTTTCGCGTTCGTGTGCTCGGTCTGCCGCCGGCAGCTTCGGATCTGCAGTTCATTGATACCGCCACGGTTGCCGCCGCTCAGGCCCGGCAAGTGCTCGCTTTGCCAGATGAGCCGCTCCTCGCGGGTCTTGACTTGGCTCGTGGAGGATCCGATGAGTGCGTCATCCGATTTCGTCGGGGACCGGATGCTCGCAGCATTCCGCCGATCCGTGTGCCAGGGGCGCAGGCTCGAGACTCCATGAAGATGGTCACGCTGGCCGCCGATGTCCTGACGCGGGACTACTCAGGCCAGAAGGTGGCGAAGCTCTTTGTGGATGCGACAGGCGGCAGTATCGGCGGCCCGATTGCGGACCGGCTGCGGCAGTTGGGCTATGACAACGTGATTGATGTGCAGTTCGGCGGGGAGAGCCCTGACCCGAAGCTGGCGAACATGCGGGCGTATATGTGGTCCAAACTGCGCGACTGGTTGCCGCGGGGCGCGATTGACAGCACGTCGGCCCTCGAGATGGACCTGACCGGCCCAGGGTATACCCATGACAAGCAGGATCGGGTGCTCTTGGAGTCGAAAGAGAACATGAAGAAGCGCGGCGTGGACAGCCCCGATGACGGGGACGCGCTGGCCCTGACATTCGCGCAGCCGGTGCGGGTCAATGTGCCGATGCCGGCGCCCTATAAACCTCGCGTCGGGTGGACGTAGAATGAGGCCACTATGGGCATCTTAGAGCAGGCGCTGGCGTGGCTGAACGGGCCGAAGGTGCAGCCGTCAGGGATTGACCGGCGGCGCTTCCTGCAGTTCCTTGGCGGGACTGCGGTGGGTGCGGCGGTCGCTCCGCTGATCGACGTGGAGCATCTGCTGTGGACGCCCAAGCCGATGATTGTGGTGCCTGGTGCTGACACGTGGCTCTCGATTGACTGGATTACGCGAGAAGCGCTCATGATGTTTGAGAATCGCCTCGGCGTGGCTCGCCTCTTTAATCGTGATTGGGACATCGCGAATGGGCAAATAGGGCAGAGTGTCAGCGTGCAGCATCGGCCCGTGGTGCTTGACCATCAATACGGCGTGAGCATGGATGTCCTGCGTCGGCCGGTCGATCCTGCCGAATTCCGGCGGACGTTCCTTCGGTCAGCCGTCGATGCTCTGGTTGAGAAGATGCCTAAGCAGGTCGTCTGTGGAGAATTGGCTATTCCGGCCAATATGGGCGGCTCACGAGCCACAAAGGCCGGCGGTGGTCCCTCGCTACGTGGCATTCAAACTGGCTACTTAGATCCGACAAGCGGCGAGGTAGTTGAATTGTTACGGCTCGATGTGTTGGCTGGCGCGGTGTAGGTGTATACTGCCGTGCCAGTGGATCCCTATCAGGCGCTGAAGACCACAGATACCTGGCAGCCTGGGAAGTTGCAGGTTGCGGAGCGTGATGACCTGCCGGCGCTCGTGGCCAACATGGAAAGGCGTCTGAGTGCTCTTGAAGCCCGCTACGTGAGGCTTGAAGAGCGCGTGAGCATCACAAGCGGCGAGGTCGAAGGGGTGGGCCACGTTCAGATTGAGGAGCGCCATGAGCCCTGACGAGCGGCAAGCCATCTGGGCCAAGGCGGTCGAGCAGTTGCTGAAGCTGTCCCGCGACGATAAAGCCTTCCTGCGGCAGATCCACATCTCCCCGGAGTAGCCATGCCCGCCAAGTCCCGAGCGCAGCAACGACTCATGCAAGCCGCGGAGCACGGCGCCACGTTCCCGATGGCTGAGAAGATCCGGGCCTCGATGACCCACGACCAGATGCATGATTTCGCCGTCGGCTCCGAGAAGGGCAAGCCAGAGCACGTCAAGAAGGCCCGTGCCGCCAAGCCCGCGGCCGATCCAAACCACGAATCCTACGCCTACGACTGGCGGGCGCAGCAGCATCCCCACCGGAATCTGGGCAAGTTCCTGCACAAAGCGAAGTAATGGGGCGTGCTGCTCGAGGGAATCCGCGCAGTCCTGACGGGGGGAAGCATCCGCGTGGGCTCTTTCAGGCGCGGTTCATCCGGTTTGCCGATCACTTCCGCACCCGCACCGACTTCGATGCCTATGTTGTCCACGCCAACGTGACGGAGCAAGAGCGCCGGCTGCTCGAGCAGTTGCTGCCCGAACGCCTGCGGGTCACGGAGTCCTAATGGCTGAGAATCCCGGCCGCCCCTTGCCGGCGCGTCAATCCAGTGACTCCGCAGCCGATGATGCCCTGCTCGTGGAACTCCGCGAGCGGTATACCTACGCCCTTGACCAATGGAAGCCGATCCGCGATGCCGCAAAGGAAGATATGCGGGTCGTGGGCGGGGATCCGTGGGCGCCGAAGGACCGCAGAGCCCGTGAGGATGCCGGCCGGGTCTGCCTGTCCCTGGACGAGCTGCATCAATACTTCAATCAACTGATCAATGAGGTCCGTGCCAATCCCCGGGCGCCGAAGTTTGACCCGACAGGCAACGGGGCGAACGCGCAGACCGCCGAGTTCTACCAAGGCAAGATGCGGGAGATTGAGTATCGCTCGCAGGCGCAGATTGCCTATACCACGGCCTTTCAGAACGCCGTGCATCAGTCTTACGGCTGGCTGCGGTTCAACACGAAGTATCAGCCCAAGGGCTTCGTGCAGGACTTGTGGATTGACAGCATCGAGAACCCAGACCTCGTGCTGTCGGACCCTGATGCCTTGCGGCCGTCGTCCAGCGATCAGACCTACCTGTTCTATCTGCAGTCGCGGAGCATCAAGGAGTTTCGCCGGGAGTTCCCCAATGCTCAAGTGACCAACTTCACGCCCGAAGTGGTGAGCCAGGCGCCGGCTTGGATTACCCCGGAGCGCGTCCAGGTGGCGGAATACTGGGTGGTCGAGCCGGTCACGAAGGAACTCGTCCTGCTGCAACTGCCAGACGGTCGGACGCAGGGCTTCTACACCGACGAACTCGAGCAGATGCCGACGAACGGCGCGAAGGTCGTGGACCGCCGGCAG